ACACGCTTCTGCGTTCGTTATCTCTACACTAGATCTAGCAGCTGATCGTGTTCCTACAATGGTGATGAAGGATAAAGAGCTTGGCGATATCGTATGTACTCAGTATGATGCGGATATGGTCCAGACGTGTGGTTTAGTGAAGGCCGATATCTTGGGTATTAAAACCCTCACTGCTGTTTCTGACTGTGTAGCTCTCGTTAAAGAGCAGGTTGATTATCTTGAAGAAGTCAAAGGTATGCCTTATATCTATAGGTTGCCAGAGGATAAGGATATTTACACTGACTTCTATAACAAAGAAACAGATTCATCATTTCAGTTCAATACAGACTTGATTAAGGGTATGATTCAAGAGTTTATGCCTGTCCGTCGTAAGGATCTAATGGACTTTACAGCCGTGGCTCGTCCAGGAGCGCTAGATGCACCTCTCTACAACACAACGGCAGCACAGTACTACATGGACATTAAGAATGGTGTGAGGAATCTAGAGTACTTGCACGACGATCTAGAGCCAATCCTAAAGGATAGTTGCGGCGTCTTCGTGTACCAAGAAGAGGTTATGAGATTTCTAGTAGAAATCGCAGGTTACTCTTGGGAAGAATCAGACGCCATCCGAAGCGCGATTGCCAAAAAGAAAACAGATGTTATCATGGCTTGCTATGATCGTATCCGTAAGAGTTGTCGTAACCGTGGATGGGATGAAGATGCTATTGAGACAATTTGTCAACAGATTCAAGCCTTCTCTCGATACTCATTCAACAAGTCGCACTCGTATGCTTATAGTGAGTTAGGTTATATCACCATGTACTTAAAGCACCATCATCCTTATGAATGGTGGGCTAGTATTCTTAATGTGTACAAAGATGATGAAGTTAAACTTAGAAGCTATATGTCTAAGTTGGGCGACATGGTTCGTCCACCTTCACTTAAGTATCCAACAAACAAGTTCGAGGTTCGTGAGATTGAGGGTCAGAAGTACATTGTAACTCCACTCTCTGCTATTAAGGGTGTTGGTCCAGCGGTTGTTAAAGAGCTCTGTTTAAAAGGACCTTTCCCAACGCTAGCTGATTTCGTTGCACGTATTGATCATGCTAAGGTTAATTCTGGCGGTATCTCTTATCTCATTAAGGGACGTGGAGCAGATGACATGATGGATATGTCTATTGAAAGCTATCCAGAACGTCGTAAGGCATTCATTGAGACATATAAGCAGTTGAGAGGTAAAGAGATCAAGCTTCAACCAGAGGTGTTCTCTTTCGATCCGCTCTCTATCTTCTTGATGGAGAAAGAATTTAACAAAGCTTTTAATAAAAACTTGCTCAGCAATCCTGACATTGTAAACATCATTAAAGGTAAGTGGCCAGCACTTAAAGACACAGGTCGCTCAGGTATTCCACTTCTAATGGGCGGAACCCCAGTATTGGCTACGATTAAAGTAGCAGAGGGACTATTGAAGAGGGAGTTTGAACAAGAGGTAGGTATGATCCTCTTATTCGAGTCTTCTACTGCTACCAAGGGTATTTCTAAGAAGAGCGGTAAACCGTGGTCTAAACTTTCGGTTTATCTCTCTGACGGATTTACAACACTTGAGTGTACGCAGTGGGATTCTAAAAAAGCTTTAGGTTGGGACAAGAACTGCATAGTGTATGTTCGAGGAAAATTAAAGGCGGGCTGGAAATCACCAGTTTGCTTAATAATTGAAGAAATCGAAAGAGTTGAATAACAAGGAGAAATGAAATGGCAAAATTCGTAGTAGTAAATCAGGCACCAGATAGGGACTTAGAAAAAGGTGAGATCGTAATCGGTCAACCGGACTTTATGGAGCAAATCTTAGCAAATCAGAAGAAAGCACCAAAACACGGTCAGACAGGTATCAACCATCTTCGCGAGGTCTTAGGCTCTATTGCAGAGAAATACGACCACGATATGAATGTGTTCAAAATTAGGTTATTGAACTACGAAGGTCTTCCATGTAAGACTAACGCAGATCTCTCTGTAGTTCTAAATAACATTCTCAAGAACGAGTATCCTCAGATCTTTGATAAGTACTTGGAGCATGAACTTAAGAATCGACCTTTAAATACTAAGTTAATTCACTATGTAGGTAGCTTACAATCTACAACCCCGTTCTATGCAGCTGGTCTAGATCTCATCGATGAGAAGGATGTTGAATCTTATTTGACTGGTAAACCTAAGAAGACTGTTGGTAAACCTGCGGTCTCGAACGAAGATTAAAATGAATAAAGTAGTAAAGTTTGATCTATGCGATCAATGTGGCGTTGCAACCAACGAAACCTGTGCGATATGTGAAGAAAACGTCTGTCAATATTGCACAGAAGATCATGACGAAGACATACACCCTGAAGAGTAAACGTGGTATAATATACCTAAGCCAATAACGGCCTTTGAACAAAACCCTTGGAGAAAATAATGAGTAATAACACTAAAATCAAATTGAATATGGATTCCCTCAAATCAAGAAAAGAGTGGAAACGCCACAAAGTAAAAGACGGACATAATGTCTTCCGCATTTTACCACCATTCGGAGAAGCTTCTAACGGCTATCCGTACCGCAAATGGCAAATCATCTGGGGATTAACTGACCCAGAATCTGGACGTGCTCGTCCATTCGCATCATCCCTCACATCTGAAAAACGCTGCCCAGTAAATGAATTCGTTCAATTGCTTAAGCAACGTGCTGAAACCATGACTGGTAAACTTGAAGCGCTTGATACTCCGAAAGAAGAGATCAAGAATCGCATGAAAGGTTTGCAAGAACTTATTGGCAATATCATCCCTAAGACTGTCTACGTTTATAACGCAGCAGATCGTTCAGGCGAAGTAGGTCTATTAGAGCTTAAATCTACAGCTCACAAAGACATGAAAGAGAAGATGAACAAGTATATCCAAGATTACAATCAGGATCCTACCTCTTTGGGTAGTGCTGATGATGATTCTGGCGTATGGTTCGATATCATTCGTTCTAATGCTACCGGTCAATTCCGCGATACTAAGTATGATGTAGAGAAAGTACAAACTCGTCTTAAAGAAGCTTCTGGAAAGGTCTCTTTCGTAGATGACCGTTCTCCGCTTTCTGATGCTGTTGTAGAGAACTACGATAACTTAGCTTATGATCTTTCAGCTATTTATCAAACTAAAACTTACGATGAATTGAACGAAGTATTGCAAGCCAATCTTCCTAGCATCATCGAAGCTTATCCAGATGCAGATCTCTCTATCGAACCGAATCTAGCTAATGCATATGCTGCTCCAGTGGCTACTGCTGCAACCCCTCGTGCACAAGCTGCGCCTGCTGCTAAACCAACAGGTACATCTCGTGTAACTACTAGATTGGATGATGAAGATGACGACATCGACGAAACAAAGTTGGCAGCACCAGCTAGTTCTGCTAACGTTCGTGGAACGACTACTAGGAATCTACAAGCTGCCGCTACCGCAAGCTCAGCGATCACGGATGACTTCATGGCAGAAGCCGATAGACTCTTAAGATCATAAGGACAAAACAATGAGTGATATTACCAAAAAGGTAGACATCACTCGTCTAGCCCACTACGTAAACAAGATAGAGGAGCTGTCAACTATTAGCAAGTTGATGGCTCCTGTTTATCTTCAGGATTACATTATGGGTCAAGACGTTGCTGCTAATCTACTTGCGAAAGCAATGCAGTCCGATTCTAAAGCAAAAGCGAAGGTTGAGCAGGCCGAAGCAATTGCATATCTTGAACGCGCCAAAGACTACCTAGAAGCGCGCGGTATCAAGGACACTAGCGAAGCTCGTAAACAATATGTAAACATCGATCCAGATGTTCTTCAAGCTAAGGATGATAGAGCCATGACGGAGGCTTTAGTATCATTAATGAAGAGCAAATTATCTCAATTGAGACAAGCACATGACGATCTAAAGAAGATTGCTTATGGCGATCAAAATATGACAAACTACGAAGGAATGTGATGAAGATCTGTTCTAAGTGTTTTGATAATAAATCTTACTGTGATTTCTATGTTAGACCATCGTACAAAGACGGTTACAGTTCTTGGTGTATAAATTGTACATTAGAATATGGAAAAACATATAAGGTTCAGCATCTTGAAGATAAGAGAATTAAGCAAAGAGAGTGGAGAAAGCAAACTGATTATTGTTCAATATACTTAAGTGATATTAACAATAAATTAGCACATACTTTGAGAAATAGAGTTGGTGACATTATAAGAGGGAAAATTAAAATAGGTTCTGCTGTAGATGACTTAGGTTGTTCTATAGAAGAACTAAAGAATTATTTAGAGTCTAGATTTCAACCTGGAATGACCTGGGATAATTGGTCGATTAACGGTTGGCATGTAGATCATGTTAAGCCATTATCTTTATTTGATTTGTCTAATTTAGAGCAGTTTAAACAGGCTTGCCATTACACAAACTTACAACCTTTGTGGGCGAAAGATAATTTGGTAAAATACAATAAGGAGATAGGGCGTAATGGATAATTTTATTTATCGTCTTAAGGATGAACAAGGGAATATTTTAAAAGAGACACAATATATAGGTGATCAAGAATTGTTAGATCAATTGTCTGCGTTTCAAACTAAGCACCAAATTGTTTTTGGTGATAGCATGCATGATTTGTTATGTGATCTAAGTAATTATCTTATAAACAAGGGGGCAATCTATGTCTAAACAATGGCTAAGTAAACTAACAGAAGAGTTTGGAACCGTAGCGGCTGATCTCAATATAAATGTGCCACCTGTAGTGCCAACTAGATCACCGTCCTTAAATTGGGCGACTCAGATTGGTGGCTTTCAACCAGGTAAGATCATTGTTCCATATGGACCAGAGAGCTCAGGTAAGTCCCTACTAGCTATGATGGCTATTGCTGATTACCAGAAAAGAGATGCAGATGCGATATTCATTTGGTTCGATGCAGAGTTCTCATTCAACCTCCCGCTATTTATCAAGATCGGCGGTGACTCGAAGCGCCTCATTGTACGCAAGTCGAATGACCCACTTAAAATCTTTGACTACGTCGGGGGAGAGATGTTGGAGGCTCTTCAAGAAGGAGCGCCAATCCGCGGTATCGTTATTGATTCTATTAAGGCAATTAGATATCCTAAAGAAACTAACATGAAGCAAACGACTGACCAGAAGATGGGTGGAACTGGTGCAAGCTATCTTCCATCTGCCCTAAAGTTAGTTATTCCTGTCATCGCTCAATATAACCTAATGACCTTCTTGATTCAACAGGTCACTATGGAGATTGATCCAATGAAGGCGCTTCGTAATCCTTTCGTTATCACGGAAGGTAAGGCTTTGAAGCACGCGGCAGATCTAATGCTTGAAATCGTTAAGCTTGATACTAAGAATGGAATCTTGGAATCGGGTGAGACAATCTCTGGCGCTGCGCAACAGACTGGTCACAAGGTTCGTGTTAAGGTTAAGAAGAATCGTCTCGGCGTTCCAGCTCGTATGGCACAATTTACGTACCACTACGATAATGGTATCATCGACACCGCTTCGGAAA